AAAGGGATATTGACCTTACTACAGAACCAGACCAAGTTATAGAGTTGTTTGATTGTATCAAGAAGAGAATCACACATAGATCCAGACCAATCAAGAATGAAGATTAGGCCATGATTTTTTCCGTCAGCAAGAGTCGTTACCTTACGGAAAAGATCTTCATTATGCTTATAAGTATGAAGTTTGGAGCAGTCAAGAACACCAGTGCGAGATGTAGTGGCACGCGCATAAGAGTCTGCTGCTTTTTTACACTCAAACTCTTTTACCAAGTAGTTAACTTCTTTGTTTGCAGATTTTTTGAACTTTGCGTAATTAGAATCTATGTTTTCAAATGCACTTCTAAGAGGATATCCACTTTCTCTAGCCCAATCATCGGTTTTTGCCTGACTCCGAGCAAAACTCTTATCAAGCAACTTATGAATATCAGCATTCTTGGCGATTACAGTGTCAAGATTCAACTGAGGAAGTTCGACATAAGTATTGTTAACTGCATTACTATTAATAAGATCCTTCAGATTACTCTCTAGACTATCTGCTGTCTTGACTTCTGGTTCTTCATCAAAACTTTCAATGGGACCATTCCCAGGAGACTGTCCTTTCTGAATAGATTTTTGCTGACCAGAAGAAGCTCCTTCAGTAGCATCACCCCCAGATTCCAATTCTTCAGAACTATCAGAGTTACCAGTAGAACCACCACCTTGAGATTGTTGAGGCATATCAGCAAGTTTCTCTTTCTCTTTTTCCTGCTGGTCCTTACAGTATTGATATAGTTCATTGGCAGCATCACCAACTTCTTCGAAGGTCTCGCAATCAATTATCGTCTTGATAATTGCATTCTCTTGGTCATTATGAAAAGGAATGTCAACATAATTTCCAATCTTGAAGAATAGATTGGCACGGTCAGCCAAATTCATTCCAGAAATATCCTGATCCTCCAGTTCAAAGAAATCCTGATCGGAAAGTTCTGAGTATCCCTTATAGAAAGTCTTGGCAAGACCAAGGTACTTACGTTTCATCAACTTCTCAATACGAGCATCTTCCACAATGTTGATGAACTGGTGTGGAATGCCCTCTGGAGGATCTTCATCGGGGGTAAACAGTGCATGACCTACCTCATGCCCCACAAGCATATCGTAGACGGTGCTAGAAGCACGATCCCATAGGGGAAGAGTCAGAACACGGTTGTGAACATCAAACTGGGCCGTCTCAACATGGCGGTGCTCCACCACCAGATCTTCAGTTGCCAACAGTTTGGCGAGTTGTGATTTGATTTCGTGAGAGACTGCCATGGACCTCGTTTCTTATGTGGCCATAATACTAAACCCCCACCTTTCGGTGAGGGCCCTCAGTGACGCTTTCTCTACTGTCTACTACTATTCATCTAGTAAATGCTTACATATTCTTTTACATACATGTTGGGTTTCATCACATTCAATTAAGCAGTTATAGTAATCATTTAGTGTATCAGATTCTTCCATAGTTTGATCCAAAGTTTTTGTCAATCGATGTACACTTTGTTTCCAACCAGCTAGTTGATTGTATGAAATTAGATTGTGCATAATATGCCTCCATTATACATTCCAAACATAACGATGTTCTCAAATCATGTTTGTATCTCCAATTCTATCACTATCTAGTCAGCGTTTGCTAACTTAATGAAGTTTGCTTAATACTTTACACATTTTTAAAGAAACTAAAACTTACTTCACCTTACGAAGGTTTCTTCGTATCAATTTATTTTGTAACTCTTGAAGAATGAATACGGGATCTTCTAATGCATCTTTGAAGGTTTCATGAACATGCTTTCTCTCTAGCTTGCTGATGGCTGATCCAAGTTCCCTAAAAACATCTCTGTAAAAAGGATCATCAAATATAGATTTTGTCCAAAATACTGCCACTGCTCTTTCACCACTAGTGACTTCATTGACGCGATGAAGGATTCCAGTGTTATACGTTATTGCTGTTCCTGCAGGTGGTTTGAACATTCTTTCTCTACCATCAATATAGAGACAGAGTTCTCCCCCTTGATATTCTTGAGGATCAGTTAAGAATACTGTAGTACTATAGTGACCATTCGCACCATTATCATGATGTGGTTTATAGAATCCACCTTCCCCAGTCTTTGAAAAAATACAAGCATTACTGACATCAGGAACACAGAATTCAAAAAAACTCACGTCCTTATCCAAAGCAGCCATGATGATTTTATTTGCTTCGGAATATTGCTCACATACAACTGCCTCTAAATTATTCTTCCTATCATATGTAAATCCAGGTGCTGTCTGCAACCCATCAATCCACTCACATTCTCTCAAAAACTTATTGACTGCCTTGACTTCATTTTCAGTCAGAATATTTCTCTTAATAAAGTTCATTTCTTCACACTAAATCCTTTTTCCTTTTCAAATTTTATCACATCTTGGAATCTATCGTGGAGAGATTCTTTATGTGAGATAACAAATATATTAGCATCTTTGACAACGTAACTAATAATTTTCAAGAACTCCTCCGTTCCAAATCCATCAAGTGAGCTGTCAAATACTTCATCCATGATCAGGAGATTAGTATTGACAGAGTTTTTCATTCTTGCCACTTCTCTCCAAGTGAATAGAAGTGCTAGGTCAATACGCATCTTCTCTCCCTCGCTGAAAGAAGCATATGAAAAATTATCATGAATTGGGGACTGAACGGTTTCGTTGAACTCTTCATCAAGAGAGAAGTTGATGTAGAAGTCCATCATCTGGAGATAACGGTTAACTTGCTGATTTATCAGCGGTAGGTACTTCTTGATGATTTTGGCTTTGACTCCACCGTCCTTAAGTAGACTATACGAAAAATCGTAGTAGTTAATTGTGTCCTTAAGTTGAGTTAGTTCGTCGTATGTAGTTTTTAGAGTATCCTTAAAGGATGTTAACTTTTCATGCTCAGTATTTCTATTTGCAAGTTGTTCGGCAATTCTTTGAATTTCCGATTCCAGATCTCTGATTTGTCGTTGACAACTAGAGATGAGAGTATTGTTTTTAGAAATGCCATGCGTTAAGGTAGTAATCTCCTTACTTAAGAGTAAAAATTGACGCTCTCGATCTTCTTCCTCTTTAATTGCCTCTTCCAGTTCTTTATAACCAGATTGCAACTCCTTTGCTTTAGATTGAGCGTCTGTAATTCTATTTATTCTGAAGCTTTCCTCAATGTCCTGATTACAGGTGGGGCAGACCGTATTCTCTGTGAAAAATTTATGTTCCTTAGTAATAGTTGATACTTTATTAGAAATTTTACCTTTTAGATCTCCAAGTTTACGAAGTTTCTTTGATGCTCCAGAAAAATTTTCTACTTTCTTTTGAAGATCATCCAGTTCTCTATTCTTTTCTTCATTAGACCCCATCCAACTATTTTCTTCTACAAGAAGTTGGCCAATCTTTCCTTCTTTATCTGAGATATTCTTCTTGGCACGATTCTCTAACTCATCAATAAAGTTCTCCTGCATCTTGACTTTTTCTTGAAGAGATTCTTTCTTCAGATCATACATTTTAATACTATCTTTAAGATCTCGAATCTTATCCTTTAGCACGGTATTCATAGAAGAGAAGATACGGATATCAAGAAGATCTTCAATCACTTCTCTACGGTCTTTTGCAGACAACTGCATGAAGGGAACAAAGGTGCTACTACCCAGAATAACGATCTGAGTAAAAGCTTTATAGTTCATCTTAATTACATTTTGCTCCAACCATTTCTGTTGATCAGCCATTGCTGCAGACTGATCTAACTTATTACCATCTCTCCAGATCTCGAAAATATTTGGTTTCATCCCACGAATAATCTTCCAATTTGTCGGGCCAATAGAGAACTCAACCTCTACAACACAGTCCTTTTCATTAACTGAATTAAGAAGTTGTGGTTTATTAATCTTACGGAATGGTTTACCAAACAAAGAAAATGTAAGAGCATCAAGAATCGTTGACTTTCCAGCTCCGTTCTGTCCGATGATCAAGTTTGTTTGATATTCTGTGAATTTTATTTCAGTAAAATGATTGCCAGTAGATAGAAAATTCTTCCAACGAATCGTCTCAAAGATCAACATGATTAAAAATAATTTGGAGGTGTTACTATGTCGTTTTTTGTGATTATGGAGTAATTTGTTTCATTGAACTCGCAAACTTTGATTATCATTTCATCGTCAACTTCAACAACATCAACAGAAACATCGTCTTCCTCCGTGGCTTCTAATTGTATCGCAAATCTAGTAGCATCATCTTTTTCTTCAAAAAGATATAACATTTCTTCACCATCATCATCTACCACTGTAAATGCACCCTCTTCCCCATCAGGACTTAAAGTCAATATATACATCTTAAATCATCTCACATGCTTCTTGATAGGTCTCTCTCATGATATTTTTTACGATAGATTTATCCAAAGTAAATTCTGACTCTTCGATAAATCTATTAAGGATAGAGAGAGTATCCTCCGATTCAGATACTTCAAATTCTTCTGGAGCCTCTATAGCAAAGTTCTCTACAACCTTTAGATCAGCAACTCCAGAAGAATGAAGTTTGTCGATAAACTTCTCAAACTTTTTATTATTTGTGTTCTTACGAACAATAACTTTTACGAGTTTATTTTCATACTCACGAACATCAAATGTCTGATGATTAGTGTCTTCGTAGAAAATTGTATAGAAAAGCCTATATGGATTATTAATGGGGTAGTGCTCTAGAGTTTCAGTATCAAAGCAGGTAAATCCTCTGTCATCATTTACATCACTCCAGAACATCTCATAAGGATTTCCTAGATAGAAGACTCGTCCATCATCCGATCGAGTGTGATAGTGACCGCTGAAGACTTTGGAGAACTTTGAATATAATTTGCTCTCATCACCATGCTCCATGACGAGCGATCTATTAACTCTAAATCCTTGGAGCTCAAGATGCCCCATCGCGACACCGCAAATAGTCTTTTTGATACTTGCGATAGTGCTGCTACGATTTTCTTCATTAATCCATGGAATAAACAATGTATTTAGTTTACCTAGTTTAACTTCAATTGGTTGAGAATATACAACTACATTATCGTACTCACGAAGAAGAAGATCTACAGCATTTACTTCATTTGTATTTTTGTAGTAAGCTGTATGATTACCGACAATTGTATGAACAGTGACTCCCATATCTCTGAGTCTGTCATAGTAATTGTTTTTTGCCCATGATAGTGCAGAAAAATCAATACCTTTACGACTATCAAAGGTATCTCCCATATCCACAATGGTAGTAATGCCTTCTTTTTCTAGATATGGAAAGAAAATATCATTATAAAATTTTAGAAAGTAATCATGAAACAACTTAGAGTTTTTTCTTGCTCCGAAGTGTTGGTCCGTGATGATTGCAATTCTCATTAATAACGGAGCTTGGAATGGACATAATCTTTGATTTGATTATAGTCCGAATAGTTGCTGCCGTCAAGGGTGTTGTTGTCATCAAACACCTCACTGAACCCAGACTTCTCAATAATTTTATTTTTGATTTCCAACTGTCTCTTCTCTTTCTGAATCCTTCTCAAGAAAGCATAGTGAATAATCTGAGTAAAATATGCGAAAGGATTTTTAGATTTCTCTGGATCAAAGTTATGAATATACTGTACACAATTCTCAATGCCATCAGATATCATATCATCTTTGAACATGTAATTAACAAAGTTTGGTTTAAATGATAGATGCTTAGCAATCTTCAGGAAACAATCTCCAAGGTATCTAGTAATAGGTGGCTTAGTATCCCATCGTGTTGCTCTATCTTGTTTCGTAGGTTCTCTACCATACTTCTTTTCAAAAGATCTAGCAACTTCTGCACGATAATTAATCAGAGCCTCAAGAAACTCTTTATTGTTAACATAATGTTCAGATTCCTTTCTTCTACGTGGCATGGTATTAGTAATCATAAAAATATCTCATAATATGTATGAATTATAGCATTCAAACATATACTTGACAAGGTATGATTATCTCTGTAGAATATCTTTGTTAGGTTTGATGAGAATCATAGCTCTGAGCTTTTTTGTTTAAAGATCTTCTCTAGTAGCTCTCTAGCATCATCTACGTTAGAGATGTATCCAGGATTTCTTTCTGTTCCGAAAGCATCTCTTTGATCTTTCATTCTTGAGAATCTATTTACAAATGATTGATGCATCATTATCATCTTCAAATCTTTTGATTCACTCATTGTTAATACATCTTCCATTCGAATAACAAACATATCATCATCTGCTGTCTTTATCCAAGATTCTAATTTATATCCACCTACTTTACCAGACTTGTGTTTAATCTCAGCTATTTTTACAGGAGAATGAATTAACAAAGAATTTTCTTCTTCATCAGTGACTGCTATTCTTGTGAAGATCTCTTCACCAGTTTTTAATTTTATTGTTGCGTAGAAGTCATTTTCCATTAGTTCTCCTTTAATTTAATTGTAATTATTTCATAATTAAATTTTTCTTCGTTATAGATTTTAATTCTTTCTATGAAATGATTGAGTGTGTAATTTCTTCTTGACTTTGTTGAACAATCATCAGAGATATCATATAAAGTAGCTTTGACTTTATTTTTTCCTTTTCTAAGGACTCTACCAATACTCTGAAGATTACGAATTCTTGAGTTGCTGGGTGAAGCAAAGATTACATTATGAAGATTTTTAATATTAATACCAGTTGAGAAAGTTCCGTAAGAAGCGACAATAATAGCGTCATTCTCTCTTTCTGTAATTTCTCTGACCAATTCTCTTTCTTGAGTATCTACACCACCATGTATAAAAAATACCTTTTGGTTCTCACCCTTGTTGTTATTTATCTTTTCATAGAGTACTGCACCATGACTCTCGACTCTCTGGAAAAGAACAAGTGTATTCCCTTTAAGATCAAGTGTTAAATTTTTTATGAAGTTATTCCTTTGCTCATGATTAATAAGATATTGAATCTCATCCTCATAGACATTGAATGTTTGTGGTGGATGCTTTAATACAAGACATTGTATATCTAATTGAGACAGATGGCCTTGTCTCATTAATTCTTCTGTCTTGGTAACTTTGTATGATGGACCAAACAGTCCCTCTAAGACCCACTTATGCGTCTGTGTGCCGTCTAAAGTACCAGTGAACCCAAATCTATACTTAGCATGGTGTAACTTGGTCATAATCTGTATAAGAGATCTACTCTTAAATAGGTGAGCCTCATCTCCTATAACTACATTGTAGTCTTCAAAAAATGATCTCTCCAATTTATATACAGATTGCCAAGTTGTAATTGTTACCGGAGCATCATTACTCTTCTCCCTACCAGAATAGATACGGTGACAATATGAATCAGCATTCCAACCATAATCTTGAAAGTCCTTATACATCTGCTCTACTAGACTTGTCGTCGGAACAACTAGTAGGATTTTTTGACCTTGGTCTACGTAATATCTTACAAGAGAATAAATCATCAAAGATTTGCCAGAAGCAGTGGGACTTATCAATAGCTTTCTATTGTGCTTTAACGCACCATATACTCCTTCAATCTGATACTTCCTCGGAGAGTGAGAACAGATAGAACTCATATAATCTTTGACACCTTCGAATGATATACGATCATTCTCCTCATAAGGCGTTCCGTAAAATTTATTATCTTCGAATTTATAAGTATATCCGTATTGATTGCAGAAATTGACAATCTTATCCAATAGACCAACATAGATCTGCTTGGATCTCATATCAAATAAGTGTATTTCTCCATTCCAATTCCTACCACGATACTGTGGCATAAACTTTGCATTTGGAACTTCAAATTTGAAATGATCTCTTAACTCATATTCAATATGAGGTTCTGTATTAATTTTTAAAAATACTTCGTTAGATTTGGATATAACAAGATTTGCTGTTGTATCAATCACGATGGCTAACGCATCTGACTGTATTTATTAGATGTCGTCAGGTCTATCTATATCTGTACGATTGAATTGATGATCCAATAAAATTCTAAAAAAATTATCTTTCATGTCTATAAGAGCTTGCTGTTCTTCTGGATCTCCGCCAGGCCATTTATCAATAGCAATTGATAATGCTTTGTGTATGATTCTTACTCCTTGTATTGGAGTTTCTATGGTGTAAAATTCTTCTTCCCTAAAATCTTCATTCATCATCCTAACCCCGAATTAAATCTCATAAATTCTATAGAGTTTTTGATTTGATAAGTTCGATTAGAAATCTGTTTCAAAATACTCTCCACATATACTAGCATAGTATCATAATAATCTATCTTTAAACATACTCCGGATAGTTTTTCGTCAGCATCTAAGTATTTTTGCATGGTATCCTTATCTCTAATTTTCTTTGGAAACGGGTTGTCTACGTAAATATCTGGGTCAGCTTTACCACTGAAGTATTCATATCTTTCATGTCTGATGTTTTTTCTTTGCTGCTCTGCTTTCTTTCTTAGTAAGAATATGGTATTATATATTTCGAAGTATTTTGCGTGAAGTGAGGGAATGTTGGTTGATTCTATATGGAGATTGTCCATATCAATTTTAGCATCTTTTTCCCACATTTCTTGAATCTTGTCAAGATCAAAACTCATGATAATAAATTGCCTCTCATATCATATATGTCAAATATAGTATACTTGAAACTTACCCTTGCTGTAAAGTAGTCATAATCCGTATCCTTTGCGTTGAATTGTAGAGTACTTAATGTGTATGGAAATAACTGACTGAATCTGATTTCAATATTGGGTTGAAAGTTGCTGTTTAAGATAAAAAGAGAGCCATCGGAATACATATTATTCAATTCTTTAGTAGACCTGGTTGAGAATTCTTCTTGTCTTTTGCTCATTAGTCTCTGATATTCTCCAACATCTTTTGGATATCCAAGTCCTCTTATCCAATTATGGATCTCTAGATAATTTTCAAAGTCTTCATCTACAATAAATTCTAGATCAAAATCACCAAAACTAATCTTATCTCCAGGAATTGGAGTATCTCTCAAGTAAGTTGGTTGAGTAGCAACTCCAAGATCCAAACTAGGAATGTTAGCTGTATTGGAAAAGAAGTCAACCTTTTTAGCCCTGGTCAAAGAGAACTTAAAACCTACTGGTGATAAGAAATTTTTATTCTCCTGCTGGTTATTTAAAAAATTTGAGGTTGTCATATTTTTTGAATTATTTAGATAAAAAAAGAGGGCCTATTGACCCTCATAATTAAATTGTTTGAATTAAATCAACCTTTGATTGCTAACTTGGTTGAGGAAATGGCCTTTCCTGCTAATACTGATGGAGTATCAGCAGTTTCTGATAGTGTTCCATCACCCTGTACATAATACTTCTGACCTGGTGTAAGACTGGATTGTGCATCATCAACAGAACCAATTAATTGAACTGTGGCAGTTTGACCGTCACTGTAGGCTCCATTAGAAATTCCAATGAAGTTTTCTGCTGTGAGGTTGGTTGATAAGGTATTAACAGCAAAAACAACTGCTGTTCCACGATAAGAATTTCCAGCATCAGTATAAGCAATAATTACTCTATTATTAGTGGAGTCAAATGTTGGTGAAAAATATTGAGAACTAGCAGATTCAAAAACTGTTTCAGAACCAAAATTAATTGATGTACCAGATACAGTTCCTACAATTGCTGTTCCATAACTAGAGTTTCCAACATCATTATAAGCAAGGACTACTTTACCATTGGCGGAGTCAAATGTTGCTGAGAGAAAATTAGAATAACCGCCAGAATTAAATATAACAGGAGTTCCAAAACTAATACTAGTACCAGATACTCCACCTACAACTGCTGCTTTATTATAAGAGTTTCCACCATCTGTAAAAGCGATAACTACTCTATCATTGGAAGAGTCATATGTCAGTTTATTATATCTACTATCAGCAGAATTATATGGGACAGAAGAACTGGGGAAACTAATACCAGTTCCAGATACTTCACCTACAATTGCTTCTCCATAATTAGAGTTACTATCATTTCTATAGCCAATAACTACTTTATTGTTGGTAGAGTCATATATTGCTCCAATGTATCTAATAGGGCTGCTCTGAGAAGCAGTTTTAAATGTAGTAGAAGAACCAAAAGTAATACCATTACCAGATACAGTTCCTACAATTGCTTTCCCATAACCATTGTCTCCAAAATGCGTATAAGCAATAACTACTTTATTATTAGTAGAGTCAAATATTGCTGAACTATAAGCAGTACTAGCATTTTCAAATGTACCAGGAGAACTGGGGAAACTAATACTATTTCCAGATACAGTTCCTACAATTGCTTTTCCAACTGAAGAGCTATCATAATTCCTATAGGCAATAACTATTTTATTATTAGAGGAGTCATGTACTGCTGAAATAAATTGACTATCACCATTTTCAAAAACAGCAGGAGTACCAAAAGTAATACCAGTACCAGATACTTCACCTACAATTGCTGTTCCATAATAAGAGTTTCCACCATCTCTATAAGCAATGACTACTTTTTGATTAGTAGAGTCATATACTGCTGAAATATCATAACTACCAGAATTAGAAGAATTAAATATAACAGGAGTTCCAGCACTTGGACTAGCAGAACCTGTTTGAGCGGCAACACTTACAGTTCCATCAGTATTAACAATAACTGTAGAACCATCAGATAAGGTTCCTGATGCTGTGGCTTCTAATGAACTTCCTGCTGCTGGTAAATTGGTTAATTGTGAAGCATCGCCATGGAATGAGGTAGCAGTTACGACTCCAGATACTTGTACATCTTGGCTATCATGAATAACGGTACTTCCAGAAATTTGAATCGCCATTATTTCGTTTAAATCTTAGTATAATATTATTTATAAAAAATGGGGGTCTTTTAGAAACCCCCCCGAAGATTATTTGATTTATTTGTAGTATCAACCCTTCACTATTATTTTTGAAGCAGAGACGGCTGTTCCTGCAAATACTGAACCACTCTCACCTAATGTTCCGTTATCCTGTACATAATATGCCTGACCTGCTGTTAACCCAGATTGGGAATCATCAACGGAACCTGTGACTTGAATTGTAGCTGTTTGACCGTCACTGTAGGCTCCATTAGAAATTCCGATGAAGTTTTCTGCTGTAAGGTTCTGTACTAAAGAAGAAATTGTAGTCTTAGTAGATGTTAAATTAGATGCGGCATCGGTCAAAGATACTGATTGTTCAGCCACGTATGATGTACCGGCAGTAAGGTAAAGACCAGCATTGACGGAAGTAAGTGATGATGAAGCATCCGTTAATGATGATGCAGCATATGTATAAGTACCATATGTACCAGTCGATGATCCATCGTCAGGCAGTTTTACGGTTATATTTCCACCAATATATAAACTACCCGAATCATCAATTGTCAAATCATAAAGCATTTCATAACCACCCGCAGCAGTCAGGTAACGTTGCCATTGAATAGTACCTGAAGAATTGTATTTTGCAACCAAAATATCATTATCATATGTAACAACCGAGTTAGTAGTTGCACCAACATAAACACCGCCAGAACTATCAACTGCTACTCCGTAACCATATTCGTTGATTGTACCACCCAATGTACGCTGCCATTGAATATTACCTGAAGAATCATATTTTGCAATTAAAAGGTCGCTATAGCCTTGTCCTGATGAGCTAGTATCACCGACAACATAAACATTCCCCGAACTATCAACTGCTATTTTTCTAGCATTATCACTTTGGGTTGAGCCATATAATATACGCTGCCATTGAATATTACCTGAAGAATCATATTTTACAATCAAAGCGTCTGAACCCGACGTAACTGAATTAGTGCTACCACAAACATAAACATTATCCGAACTATCAGTTGTTACTCCGCGCGCAACATCATTAGCAGAACCGCCCAATCTACGTTGCCATTGTTGAGTTCCTGATGAATTATATTTTATGAGTATAAGTTCTTCCGCACCAGCACCACTAGTAGCACTAGTACCACAAATATAAACATTGTCTGAACTATCAGTTGCTACATTATTTCCCTGATCATTATTGTTACTACCTAAAGCACGTTGCCATTGAATAGTTCCTGAAGAATCATATTTTGCAAGAAAAAAGTAATTGCTAGCATTCCCTATTGATGTTGTCATTCCACCAACATAAACACCGCCAGAACTATCAAGTGCTAATCCGTAACCATAATCACTAGCTGTTCCACCTAAAGAGCGCTGCCACTGAATAACTCCTGAAGAATTATATTTTACAAGAAATATTTCGTTACTACCTTGTCCTATTGAGTTACTGTATCCACAAGTATAAATATTGCCTGAACTATCAACTTTTATTGATGTAGCACCTAGTGATGCAATCCAAGCATCAAATCCGCTTTGGGAAATAGCACTCACAGTTCCGTCAGTATTAACTACAACTGGATCTCCATCTGCTAAGGTCCCTGATGCTGTGGCCTCAAGTGTTCCGCCAGATGCTGGTAAGTTTGTAAGTTGAGATGCATCACCAACAAAGGAACTGGCAGTGAACATTCCAGATACTTGTACATCCTGGCTATCATGAATAACAGTACTTCCCGATACTTGAATCGCCATTATTTTCTGAAAATCTTAGTATAATATTATTTATAAAAAAAGGGGGGTCTTTTAGAACCCCCCCCCCTACAAAGTTGTCTTTAGATCTTTATCCGTTAATGATTAACTTAGTAGAAGCAACAGCAGTTCCTGCGAGTACTGATCCACTTTCAGCCAGAGTACCATCATCTTGTACATAATACTTCTGACCTGGTGTTAAACCAGATTGTGCATCATCAATGGATCCACTGATTTGAATTGTAGCAGTTTGGCCATTTGTATAAGATGCGTCAGAAATACCAATAAAGTTTTCTGATGTGAGATTGGTTGTCATAGTGGTAGGACTAAAGACAACTGCTGTTCCATAGTCAGAGTTTCCACCATCCGCATAAGTAATAACTACTTTTTGATTAGTAGAATCATAT